GGCATAGCCCGTGTTTTTTTCACACTCTCTTATACCCTATTTCTAATAAGGCATAGCCCCTATGAGTTTCGGTCCCATGTGCGGGGGGTCTGGGGGTTTCCTTGGGGATCTAGAGCGTGTGAAAAAAGTCGCGCTATGCCCTATCGCTATCGAGAATAGCCCCGTTCTTGCCACTTTCATAGCGGGCTATCGGGCTATGATGTTGCAGTTTGACGTAAGCGATAGGGGGCTATCGGGCTATGAAGTACGCGCAGAGCAGCGTCGATAGTAGGCTATGAGGCTATGCCCGTTCGGCCATAAGGGCTATCGGACTATCGGCATAGTCGCCCCTTGACACCCCCGAGGGCCGGGACTATAGAAGGAGCGTCCACCCAAGGAGCATCATGGACACCGACCAGAACCCCACCCCCTCGCACCTCGTCTACACCGCGCCCGACGGCGTCCCCGTCACGCTGCCCACCCCCGACGCGATGGCGCGCTTCGCCGCCGACGGGTTCGCGGGACGGCTGACCGACCCCAACGCCACGACGCCCGCGACGCCCGCCGCCCCCGTCGCGCAGACGGCGACGGACGCCGGGGCCGTGGCCGCGCAGCAGCGCAACGCCGCGCAGATGGCCGTCCTCGACGGCATGGGCTTCGCCCTCCCGCAGCCCTTCTTCGCCGTCGGCACCCCGCTCGCGAAGAGCGGCAAGGACAAGTTCAAGGCGATGGCGACCGACCACGCGAGCAAGCCCTTCATCGAAGACGCGGCGATGGAAGCGGCGAAGGCGATCAGCGCGGAGCGGCGCACAAACTTCACCGTCCCGCTCCGCGATCTCCGCATCACCCCCGACGGGCAGATCACGAGGGGCAAGGGCAGCATCCCGCTGGAGCCGCTGGCGTGGGACGCTCTCGTGGGCATGGCCGCGCCGGTCCTCCCGTCCGCGAAGGCGATGCTCCGCATCCTCGACCCCGACGTGCGCGCCGAGGTCTGGAATCGACAGGCCCCGAAACTCCCCGACACCGCGAAGGCGCAAGTCGGCGTCCGCAACGTGAACGGCGCGTGGCAAGCGTTCCGCGCCGTCAGCGGCACCTACCCGACGACGGCGCAAGCCGACCGAGTCCTCGCGGGCGTGGCCGACGCGCTGAAGGGCGAGGGGATGCGCGGCTCCGTCGTCTACGATCCCGCCAGCACCCGCGTGCGGTGGGAAGCCGCGTGGATGGCCCCGCAGGAGATCGACCCCCGCGTGGGCGACGTGCTGCGAGTCGGCGTGGCCGGGTCCACCGCTGACGCCGCGAACGGCGGGTTCAAGGTGTCGCTCGCCGCGACCCGCATCCTCTGCGTCAACCTCACCATCGCGGACGCCTACCTCGCGGCCTTCCGTCGCGCCCACCGGGGCAACCTCGACGGCGTCGTCCCCGAGATCGTCGCGACCGTCAAGGCCGCGCCCGAGGCGTTCGCCGCGTTCGCCCGCGATTGGAAGGTGACCCGTGCGACCGACGTGTCGAAGGTGTCCCTGTTCGGGCAGACCTACAAGGACGTGCCCACCGCGCTCACGGCTCTCGCGGAGAAGGGGGAGATCGACGCGGGCGTCGCTCGCGACACGCTGGTGGAAGCCCTCCTCTCTGCCTACAAGGCCGAGCAGGGCGACACGCTGGCCGACCTGTTGAACGCGGTCACCCGCGCCGCCCACGAGGCGCAGTGGAGCGAGTTCAGCCGCTCGATGCTGGAGCATCGCGCCGGGGAGTTGATGCCCGTGTTCGCTCGCGCCGCCGTCGCGTAGACGCCGCCGGGACGGGAAGGCCATCGGGGTTCGCGCCCCGGTAGCCTTCGCCGTTTCCGCTTGCTACGTCGCCACGAGTAGGAGTACCCGCATGACCCGTCGCAACCCCTTGCTCAAGCCTACGCCGTGGGAGATCGAGGTCTATCGCCACAAGGGGCACACCTACGCCGAAATGACACGCGAGAACCCCTTGCATGGAAACCGCACGGAAGTGGTGCGCGTCGGGCCGAAGTTCAAGTACGTCGGGAACGAGAGCATCGACCTCGGGGCGTCGATCTCATGGTCGAACGTGACCGGGGTGAGCGTCGAGGACATGCTGGGACTGATCGCCGCGTGGGACGCCGCCAATAGCAAGGGTTGAACACCCGCCCGCAGGGGCGTCGTCCAAGGGCCATCGGAAGCAAAGCCTCCGGTGACCTTTGGCGTTTCGTCCGTTACGTCGGCGGGAGTAGGAGTACGCCTATGGCCCGCCGCCGCAACCCCGAAATGCTTTACCCCACCCTCGATGACGCGCTCGCCGCCGCCGCCGAGGCACTGGAAGAAGCCCAAACCTATGCCCATGCGGAGAACCTGCGGGCGGCAAACCGCCACATTCAGCGGGCACTGGAATCCGTAGCCGAAGCGCACGGTGCGTCTTCGGGACTTCCGTCGCATCTACGCTCGTTGCTTGGCGATTACTGATCACCGAGGCATCGCCCAAGGGCCACCGGGGACACCGTTCCCGGTGGCCCTCGCCGTTTCGTCCGTTACGCTCGCGGGGAGTAGGAGTACCCCCACATGGCTCGTCGCAACCCCGCCCGCGTCACCCGCGTCCACGTCACCCCCGCCAAGGCCCTTGATCTGCTGAAGGTCTACGCCGGGGCTGACCCCAGCGTCCGCATGTGGCTTCCGCACGGTGCCGCCGAGGCACAGGTGTGGATCGACACCTTCGGCAAGGGCTGGGCGGCGGCGATCAACGCCTTCGCCAACCACGGCGACACTGCGATGGCTCGCGACATGCGCGGTCGCTTCTTCGCCACGAAGGAGCAGATGATGGCCTACGGCATGAGCGCAGACGAAGCCTATCGCCGTGCGGCCACGACTTCGCAGTTCAAGGACTTCCCCGTCGGCGTCTTCGATATGGAAGCCAAGCAGATCGACAAGATCGCGCTCGCCATCGGCAACGCGCTGAAGAACGTCTGAACGCCGTGTACCACAACCCCTACGAAGACTATGCCGCGTCCGCAGCCGAGCAGAGCGAGGGCGGCGTCCCCGTCGCGCTCCGCTTGCCGCTCACCCTCGTGGCAGTGGGCACTGCGTTCTACCTCCTCTTCCGTTCTACGCTGGGCGCGGATCAGCCGTCCCGCCGCCGCAACCGCCGTCACCGCTGAAGGAGTCCTCGATGCCCGCTACCCGCCGCCGTGTTGCTCGCCGCCGCAACCCCAACGTCAAGGCCCGAAGCCGCGCCGCTGACATCGTGGAAACCCTCGATGCCTTTGAGAGGAACCTTGTGCGCGTGCGCCGGATGCTCGCTGACCTTCGGGAAGAGGTCGAAGGTGAGGGCTACCGGCAGACGCAGAACATGAAGGGCCTCTTCGACCACCTTGTCCTTCTGGGCCAAGCCACGACGGAAACGCTTCGCTTTGCTGACGCAGTGGAGCGCGAGATCTTCGCCATGAATGGAGAGGACTGATCATGCCCGCTACCCGCCGCCGCACCGTTCGCCGTCGCAACCCCGACGTGCCCGAAGCCGTCCTTGCCGCCGAGGCGTTCCCCCTAATGCCGCCACGAGAACTGGCCGCGCTCTCCGACAACGACTTCTTCGACCTCCGCAGCGCGGTGTTTCGCTTGGCGTTTGGGGCAGACCGCTACGCCCGCAAGGGCAGCGCAGAAGGCGACCGCGCCTACGCCGCCTATCGACGCCTTACGGACTATGGGTACGGCCCCATGCAGGACATGGCGTTGGAGCGGCTTGCCGCCCAAGAAGCGGCAGAGAAGGCTGCGAAGAAGGCTGCGGCAGCGGCGAAGCGCGCAGCCACGGCAGCGAAGAAGAAGGCCGAGGCGGGCTTCGTCGGCTCCAACTACTTCCCGGCGAGCGCGAAGGTGCGGCTGGGCGAGAAAGTCTACGCCGACGAAGGCGACGTGTTCACCGTGACGGGTGTCGCGGCAGGCAGCGACCCGCACAACGAGCAGTACGCCACGTCGCTGATCGCGTCGGGCCTCCTCGACAAGCGCAACCACCGGGGCAACTGGGCCGTGATCGAACGTGGATCGGACGCGCTCCTCGTTTCCATCGGCAAGGGGCCGAAGCGCAACCCCCGTCGCCGCACCGCCACCCGTCGTCGGAACCCGACGGACGAGGTCGAAGCAGCGGCACGCGCCGTCTTCGCCGCGCACCCGAAGGTCTACGAGGGCGAACCGGGAGCGTTCGGCGGGAATCACCTGTGGAAGCGTGGCAAGACCTCCAAGATCGCCAAGGCGATGCGCGCCCCCGAGCGGCGCATCGTGGAGAAGGCTGGCTGGGTACTGCACCGTGTCGGCCTCTACTACGAGCGCAAGAAGTAGAACCGTCGCTCCCCCCGCCGCTGACCGCCCAGCACCTACGAGGTTCATCATGCCCACCGCCCGCCGCACCGTTCGCCGTCGCCGCAACCCCTCGTCCTTCGTGGGCGAGCGCATCCGCGAGGCCATCCAGTTCATGCGCGCCGAGGCTCACGACCTCCGCAAGAAGGCTGACGACATCGAAGACGCTTGGGGCCAGCACGACTACGCCTACCTCCGTGACGTGGGCGTCATCACGCAGTCGCAGTACGCTGACATCATGGCCGAAGCCGCCGCGCACGCCCCCAAAGGGAGCATAAGCCAGCGTGCGCTGGACACCGCCTATTTCTTGGCGGGCCGCGCAAACCCGCGTCGTCGCCGCACCGTCGCTCGTCGTCGCCGCTGACCTCTCACCTTCCGAGGCTTCCAATGGCTACCCGTCGTCGTACCGTTCGTCGCCACCGCAATCCCCGTGTCCCGGGGTCCACCAAGGTTCGCAAGGCCGTGGAAGCGGCAAGTCGCGACTTGGAGAAGGCCCTCAACGTCCTACTTGAGCAACAATACTCCGACGCGACAGAAGCCGAAGTGGCGCAAATCTACGTCGTCTACGACGCAATCGAAAGCGCGAGCAAGCACGTTCTCGCGGTGCTGCCCAAACTGGGCGACTGACCGCTCGCGCTCGCGCTTGAACACTGGGGCATCGGGCCTACCCTTCATCGGGAGGCAACCCGATGACCCTAGACGACTGCGTTCACCACTGCACCCTCACCGACCGCTGGATCGTCGCCCGACCGTGCGCCGACGGTAGCGGGCGGCTCTACGGCCCCGTCCACGCCGCCTACGTCAGCACCTACGGGAACCTCGCGCTAGGCACGCTGCCGTGGATCGGCGGCGTCTGCTACGCCTACGCGAACCGCCGCGACGCCCTCATCCGCGCCCGCGCAGTCTACGGCGACGTGGGTTTGCTCGCGGCGTGACGACGGCCAGCGTCGTCGGCTTCCCGCCCGAGAAGGCGAGCCACACGACGAGTCCGAGGCCCACCGCTCCGAGGCCCGCGAGCAGCCAGTTTCGGCGCAGCGTCGAAGCCCTACGCTTCGGCGCACGCTTGCGGCGGGCCACCGCTCGCGACTCTGCGGGAGCGTCGGACGAGACAAACGACGGACGCTCCGCGCCGAACAACGACGGGTCGCTGGGTCGCTGCTGCATCGCCGCGAAGGCGTCGTAGACAAACTTGGCGTGGTACTGCTTGATCTCGACGGCCTTGCCCCCGGCGCGGTTGATCGCGTCAGCCAGCGGGCGCATCGCGGCTTGGATCGACTTGAAGCCGCCCCAGTTTCCCGCGTGGAACGTCATCTCGACGCGGGAGTCGATGCCGGGGATCGGGCCACCGCCCGTCACCGCTCGCTGCATCGCCGGGGGGATGGACGGGTCAACGAGCATGACGCGCCGCCAGCCCGCCGTCGTCAGCGGGGCACCGAGCAGCGTCGCCGCGCCACCGCTGAAGCCCATCGCGCTGCTGAACGTCGGCGCGTAGCCCAACTTCGCGAGGCTCGCCGCCGCGTCGGCTTGGACTTCGGGCCACGGGGCCGAGGACTTCCGAGCGACGACCACCGCGCCGATGCTCGCCATCCCAGCGGGCAGCACCTTCCGAATCCACTCCGCGCCCGACGTGATGCCGCCCCCGTAGGGGAAGCCGTCGATGCCGGGGAAGACGTAGAGCAGCGGCCCACGGCTACGCCCCGCCGGGACGAACGTCGTCGTGCCGCGACTGCTCGTGTCCGTGCGCCACGGGCCGATGTCCGCAGCCCCGTAGGACACGGCGAGCGGGCCGATGAGCGCGGACATCACAGGCGGGCCTTCGGCTTCCGCAGCGCGAACCACCAGAGCGCGAAGGACGCACCCGCGAAGCCCACTGCCGCGATCCACCAGTTCCGGCGCACCTTGCGGGCCAACTCCTTGCGCCCACCGCCGACGACTTGCCGGGCCGCACCCTTCGCGACGGCGACTGCAAACTCCGCAGCCTCCGGTGCGACGGCGGCGATGCCCTGCGCCCGCTGCTCGCTGTACGCCACGGCTTCGGCGGGCGGCGGGACGATGACCTCAAAGTGCATCTCGTCAGCGCGTCCGGTGTAGTCGCCGCCCCACCGCAGCCCCAGTTCACGGGCCTTCGCCCGCAGCGGGGCGACCTTGTCGGCGGCGATGGTGTTCCGCGCTCCGAGCGGGTGCAACGGGGCGTTGATGTCGATGGCGGTGCCCGAGGCGTGGTTGCTCAACGTCGTCGTGTAGCCACGGATGGTGCGGTAGGCGTAGCCCCACGTCCCGGCGTTCGCGCCGCTCGTGTAGACGGGTTCGATGTTCGCGTCCCACCACTTGATCATCTCGATCAAGCGGGGCGCGGCTTCACCGCGCAGCGGGATCTTTACCGTGCCGTTGCGGACGGGGACGGTGAACGTCTGGATGTTGATGACCGAGCGATCCGAGGCGGCGGGCCAGCCGTTCTGCGACTTCGATAGCATGACGACCCCCTAACGCCGACGGCGCGGGTTGGACTTCGGCGGCGCGGGGAGCGTGGGTACGCCGCTCCCAAAGACGACCGGGAGCAGCGCGACGGCGGCGATGGCGGCGGCGATCCCGCCCCAGAGAAGCCAGTTCGTCGGCTTCGGCGGCGGGGCAGCGCGCCGAGACTTCTTCGCGGGCGGCGCAGCCGGGGGCGGCGCGTCGAGCGTCGAGATCGCCGGGGCACCGGGCACGGTGGCGATAGCGGGCAGCACGACTCGCCCCCGCGCATACATCGCCAGCACGTCGAGCAGCAGTTTGCCCGTGCCCCACTTGCTCGCGATGATCGCCTTCGCCGTCGTCGTCGGGTCGGCGTTCGCCCGCAGCAGGGCCATGATGTCCGCGTAGCGCGGGTGCAGCATCGTCGTGACGGTCGCGTCCACGCCGTCTTGCGGGGTCGCGTAGTTCTGCACGCCGTGGGTGTTCTTGGCGTACAGCGTGCTGCCGGGCTTCTTCAGCGTCGTGTTGAACGGGTTGTAGGTGGCCTTGCCGCCCTCCGTCTGCCGCCATGCGTAGATCAGCGCGAGCGTGTTCCCCGTGACGGGTGCGCCGATGCCGCGAAGGATCGCCGCGTAGAAGGGGCCGTCCGTGGTTTCGGGGAGCGTCACGGTGGCGGGCGCGTCGGGTGCGCCCCAGTGCAGCGGGTTGCTGGCCTTGAAGCGCAGATAGCGGCTGACTTGGTGGATGTTCTCCGCGCCACGGGCCACCTTGTCGAGCGTCCACGCCGGGACGGCGTCGTCGTCGCGCAGCACGTCGTAGAGCATCCCGGCGTCGATCTGCGCCTCCCACAACCGCTGGCGCATCATGCGACCGTGCATGGGCATCGGGTAGTCGAGGTTCCGAGGCATAGAGAGACTCCTTGGGGTTACCCGACGCGGAAGACGCCAGCGATGGCCGAGGGGATGGCGGGAACGGCGGGAGGGCCAACGACGGCAGCGAAGTGTTCGATGCTGGTGTTCGCGCCCGACGCAAGGACAACCCACTCAACGTACTGCCCCGCGAGCAACTGGAGGACGACGGCGACGTAGGGCAAGGTGCGGTTGTTGTTGTTGCCCATTTCGATGCTGGACGCCGAGTTGGGCACGTTCACGCCGTCGAGCCGGGGCCAAAACGTAACGGTGATGCCGCCACCTCCGGTGTGTAGCATCTGGAGGCTCACGTCGAACCGATAGACGCCTGCGACCGCCGGGGTGATGCGCGTCGGCCCCGTGCCGGGGTCAACGACCGACACGTTAGTCGCGAAGTCCGTCGTGTTGAAGCGGACGAGCGTCGGCGTGTTGGCGACGAGCGATTGATCGGTGTCGTTGGAGAACTGACCAATGGCCGCGAGCGCAGCCCCGCCTGCTACACCGGGGGATGTGTAGCCGCTGAACGGAGGACGAGCGATCATGGCGACCTACGCGAACGTGTGGCGACGAGGGTTCGCCTTCGGTCCCGGCCCCGTGCCCGTCATGGGCAGGCCCGACTGCTGCTGGAGCCACATCGCGTAGCCCGCGTCCAGAACCTCAAGGTCGCGCTCGCGACCCCGCTTGTTCGTCGTCATGCCCAGCAACTCCCGCGCCTCGTCGTAGGTGACGAAGGCGATCTGCTCCGTTTCCTCGTCCAGCACGCCCGTGACTTCGATGGGGCGCATGAGGAAGTAGCGGTTGAGCGACGTACCCCCCTTCCACTCGCCGGGGATGCGGGCGACGATCTCTGCGCGCACACCCGTTTCTTCCTCGACCTCGCGGAGCGCGCCCTGTTCGTCAGTCTCACCGGGATCGACGCCGCCCTTCGGGAGCGACCAGACGTAGCCGTCAAAGTGATTCAGCGGCTCGCGGACGAGGATCAACCCGTCTTCGTTGATGACGACGCCGCCAGCGGCGATGCGCGGCGGGGGCGGGACGTAGGGGGCCTGCGGGCCTGCGGGCATAGACCCGCTGCCGCCCCACTTTGGACCCATCGCCGCCTCCAGTTTGGACGACGACCCAGTGGTGTGCTGCTGCCACCACGGCGGGGGAGAGGACGGGGACGACGACTTCGGCTTGCCCGAGGACGACGACCCGCCCGAGGACGACCCGCTCGACTGCCGGGGCACATACTTGACCCCGCCGACTTCGATGCGCTGGACGACAACGTCGGCATCTTCGGTCAGCCGAATCTTGATCGTGCGGGCGTCGGACTGCGCCGCCTGCGGCGACGAGTACGGCCCCATCTCGCCGTGGGACTTCCCGTTCTTGCGGATGACGATCTTGTAGGCCACGGCTCCCTCCCTACTTGGCGAAGTTCTTGGTGAACCACGGGACGAAGACCCCGGCGGGCACCTTGCGAATGTCGAGCGAGTACGACACCGTGTGGGCGTTGCCGAGTTCGTGACGCTGGTGGGGGCCAACATTCGTAAAGTGGATCGCCTGCGGCTTGAACCACGCACGGGTCAGTCCGTCCGGCGAGGTAGCGTGCGGCACCTTCAGCGACGGGCTGCTCGTCGTCCAGCCCGCTGCGCCAAACTCTGCGAAGATGCGCTTCCGCGCCTGCTCGTAGGTTTCGCTCTTCGCGGCACCGTTGCGGAACAGGCGCGTGTAGGCCATCGACCGGCCAGCGGCCATCTCGCCCGCCGTCGTGCCGTTGCGGCGCGGCACCTTGGTCACGAACTCTTCTGCCTCTGCGCGCTTGATCTGCCGCCAGAACTTTGCCTCTTCCTTCGCGCTCTTCACGTTGCGGCGGGGGTTCGCCTTGGCGTGGCGGCGCAACTCGCGGAGGTAGGTTTCCATCTCCGAGCGGGACGCCATCATCATCGGGCCGCTCCAGCCACACTCTTCCAGCGCAGCGCGCACGGTCGCCTTCGGGAGCGTGGCTTCCAGTGCCGCGATCTTCTGCTCCAGTGCCGCCGACGAGCCGCCCCGCGCACGGCGGGGGTTCGACTTCGTCCCGCAGCAGCACGCACCGTTGCAGCGCGCCACGGACACGTCGGCCCCGGCGTTCTTCATCTTCTTCGCCATGCCAACGGCGACGGCTTCCGACGTGTAGTGCGCTTCGCCGTGCTTCGCACCGTTCTTGTGTACCGTGACCTTGAAGCCCATGATGCGCCCTCTCGCCGGGAAGCCTAGCGGGTCGGAGGGCCATCGGGGAGGCGAGGAAAGTTGCGCGGAGGCCATCGGTGTCTCTTGACACCCGACAATAGGGGGCTATGATGAACGGGCATCAAGGAGACACCGATGCTGGCTAGTGACCTTCTCCCCGTGACCCCCGAGGTCTTCAACGCCGTGGTGGACAGCCGCCGCGCTCTCGTCGTGGACGGTGTGATCTACCGTCCGCGCACCCGCGAAGTGAACGGACGCGAGCGCGTTCAGTGGGAGGGCGCGAACGGGCGCACCTTCAGCCTCAACAGGCTGGATAGCCTCATGGACGCCGAGGTTCCGATGTTCTACATCGCGGAAGCGGACTAGCCGCACGCGAAGGGGCAACGCCCCCATCCCCTTTGGGGAGCGGCCCCGACGACGGGGGCTGGCGAAAGCCAGCCCCCGTTCTTCGTTTCGTCCCTTGTCGGGTGGCAGCGGATACGCTATGACGTAGGGCATGAACACCGTACCCATCCCACCGAAGCCGCCGGGGCACACCTGTCCCGGCATTGACGAAGCCCGCGCTGCCGTGCGTCGCCTTGCCCGCATGGCTGACGATCCCGGCTCGTCCGATGCCCTGCGCGATGCGCTGGATGCGCTGGAGCGGGTGCGCGCCGAGAACACCGAGATGCGCGCCGTCTACATCGACGCGATGGCGTTCCGGCACGTCGCCGTCGAGGCCGTCACGCTCGTCCGCAGCGGCTATGACGGCTGCATCGCCGGTCCCGAAGTCGAACCCCTGTTCCGCGCCGTCGCAGCCTACGAACGCCGCTACCCGAACCGGGTCCGCGTCGAGCGGCTGATCGCGGCGGCGCACGCCGGGGTGACGGTCTTCCCGAAGGGGGCATCGTGAGCGAGGGGGCGACGTGGACGGTGGGCCAGCGGGTCCGACATGGGCGCGAGCGCACCGTCTACCTGCTGGTCCGCGTAGTCGAGGACGAGTGGCTGGGCGAGCCGTTGCTGCTGCTCACGCTCCGCGACGACACCGGGATGGAGAAGATGGTGCAAGCCGCAAACTGTGCCCCTGCGCTCGCAGAGGACGAACCGACCGAGGAGGTGAACGCATGAGCCGCTGGATGGTTGAAGCGCGGGTGATGTCCCTGCACTGCCGCATCGTGGATGCCGAGTCGCCCGACGAAGCGGCGATGAAGGCTGACGCCGAGGGCTGGAGCGTCGAAACGCTCAACGAGTGGGAGAGCGTTCAGATCGTCACCGTGATGGAAGAGGACGAGGAGAACAAGGAATGAAGAAGAAGCAGTGGCGCGTGTCCGCGAACGTCACGCAGTACCACGTCCAAGTTGTCGAAGCCGCGACCGCAGACGAGGCGTGGAAGATCGCGCTGAAGGATTGGGGTCACGAAACGTGCCAAGAGTGGGACTCCATCACGCCGGACGGCGATCCCGAGGAGATCGAGGAGATCGAGGAGGACGAAGAATGAGCGCGAAGAAGTATTGGCGGGTCGAACTGGACAAAGTCGTCCGCTACGCCGTCTACGTCATCGCAGACACGGAAGAGGCCGCACGCCGCATCGCCATCACCGTCGAAGAGGACGAAGTGGAGGAGGAGAGCGTCGAGTGGCTGGAAGCCGAAGTGTCGGAGGCAGACGAAGACGACGCACTGGACGGCTGGATTCTGAACCGCGCCAGCGGCGACGGGGAAGGTGAGGAATGAAGCGCGCCATCCGTGTGAGTCTGCGCCGGAACTACACCGTGGCCGAGCGTGCCCTCATCGCCGTCGGAGCCGCTGCCGGGAAGTCGGCGGCTGACATCGACGCCGTGCTGAAGGCCGATGCCGAGCGCACGGGGGGTTCCTTTCGGAGCGTCAACCCGACCTCGCTGGGCATGGCTTCGCGCTACCCGTCCATGCCCGCCGCCGAGGCGCAAGCCCTGTGGGACCACATCACGCACCCGAAGCCGCTGGGGGACACATGACGCCGCAAGAGGTGACGAAACTGGTGCTGGACGGGCTGCGCGCCGATCTGCACATCACCACGCTGGAGGGCGACCCCGCGATGGAGATGGTGCTGACGTGGGGCGGGCAGACGTTCTGCCGCGCCGTGTGCGCGCTGCCCGACGCCGAGAACGTCCCTCGCGCCGACTGCCCCCACCCGCATAGCAGCGCGGACGACGTTCGCACCGCCCTGCTGGGCGTCGTGTCGGAACTGCGCCGCGCCGGGAAGGTTTGCGAGGGCACGGGCCAGCACTACCGCGCCGACGCCTTCAACGACGCCGCCGCCTACATCGAAGAGGGCAAGTGGCCCTCGTACCCTGCCGACATCAAGGAGAAGCCGTGATCACTGACCTCATCCCCCATGACCTCACTCCCGCCGAGCGGCTGCGCGGTGCCGCCGCGACGATCCGCGAACACCTTGCGAAACTCACCGCGCAGAGCGGACTCATCGGCGCGAAGGCCCCCGACTTCCAGTTTCTCGTCGCCGTCGCGACCGACAAGGGCATGGGCGTACTGCTCGCGCTCCCCGGCGACGACTTCCTCGCGGACATCGAAACCGTCAGTGCCCCTGCGGACGTGGTGACGCAGTGGACCGAGAGCAACCCCATCAGCCCCGCCTTCGTCAGCGGTTGGGGCGTGGAGTCCGACGCCCCGACGCCCGTGGACACGGGGAGCAGCGAATGAACCCCCCGCGACTCTTCAGCGTCCGAGAGGACGAGAGCAGCATCTTCTACACGCACCGCAACGGCAAGACCGCCGTGACGCTCACCGTGCTGAAGGTGGACCGCGACTTCATCGGGTGCGACGTGACGGATCACGTCGCGGACCCCGGCAGCGACCTCTGCACGGTCCTCGACATGCCGGGGACGTGCAGGGGCCACAGTCTCGCGTTCGCTCGCGGCCTCTACGCCGCGCTCCAGCAGAACGGCAAGGCCGAGCGCGTGGACGACGAGCGCGTGTTTGGCGCGCTCGCCTCCTACATGCACACGGAGATCGGAGCATGACCACGCCGAAGAAGGTGCAGAAGAAGCACCAAGCAGTACGCGCCGCGCTGCTGGAAGTCATCGACCGGCTGCGCGACGACATCGCGGAGCGCGACCACACCATCGGGAACCTGCGCGAGCAGATCACGCGGCACGGCCAAGCGGTGATCGAGATGACGGATGAACTCCACGACATCGACGTGGCACTGGGCCTCACCCCCGGCGTGGGCCGTCGGGACGGAGAGCGCGCCGCCGCCGCCCGGTCCATCGCAGCGAAGGCGTCCGTGCCGCAGCGGCTCGTACCATAGCGCGATAGTTGACAGGGCATGACCCTTCTCTTTCTGACGCTCCCCGGCGACAACGGCCATGACCTCGTGTGGCCGTGGGAGCAAGATGCCGATCTGCACCGCGCTCTCACCGCACACGCTGCTTCCGCTTCTTGTTCACGGTGCGTGCTGGTGACGGGCGCGGTGTTCGGCACCGATACCATGAAGTCCACCTTCACCCCCGCGTGCGCCACCGGGACAGAACTGGCACAAGCGATCCGAGCGCACGCCGTCACGAAACGAGCATCACGATGAACCTCTCTATCCTCACGAAGTCCGGTGCCTACTGGCAACTCGCGATCCGCACCCGCACGGGCGGGATCGAACACTGGCTGCTCACCGACAACGAAGTCGAGCGCATCCGCGAGCGGTCGCTGAAGTACCCGCACCTCGTTGCGCCCGTCCCGGCGGCGGGCTTCTTCGCCCGTCTGGCGGCGTGGCTGCGCGGGTAGCCCTCACGGGGACGTGGCTGGAATGGTAGACGCGCCCGCCTCAAAAGCGGGTTCCGACACGGAGTGCGGGTTCAAGTCCCGCCGTCCCCACCCTTGATCGTCGCCGTGATGATGGGCACCGCCGCGCACGCCGCGACGATGATCTCAATGTCGCGAACGCCCCGGCTCTCTAGGTAGTCGCGGGCCTTCGCGCCTTCGCGGGCGATGAACGCCGTTTCCGCTTCGCCGCACGGCGGCGTGATGGTCAGCACCGTCGGCGGGGCCACGTTCTCAACGCGGAGAGAGAGCGTCACCCCGGCGGGGATGATGCACCCTGCCGCGTCCACGACCCGGCCATCGTCCGCGACGAGCAGCCCGCCTGTGACGACCCACCAGCGTTCGCCGGGCAGCAGCCCGCAGTCCTCTAGACCCCACGCAGGGGTCGAGAGGGCGAAGGCAACAGGTACGATGTAGATCACGCGATGCGCTGACCACGCACGGTGAGCGGTGTCGCCAAGTCCCAGTTGCCCGCGTCCGCGATGGCCTTCAGTGCGTCCATCCGGTAGACCGTCGCGTGCAGCACCGTCATGGAGTGCGTCGCCAGCCAGTTGCGGCGGGTGCGGATGTAGGCCAGCACCCACGCCTTCTCGTCGCCGCCGTTCGCGGGCGACTTCTCCGCGAACTTTTGCCGGATCATCGTCACCCCGCCGGGGCCACTGTGGATGCACGAGTCGTAGACCACGAGCAGCCCGAGAGCCGTCTTCAGCCCGATCTGCTGCGCGAGGTTCACTGCCGGGGCGAAGTAATCGCGGTCGAACACTTCGTCTTGCGCCCGCTGCATGAGCGGGTCGGCACCCGCCGTCCGCAACGTCTGCATGAGCGCGGCGACCGGCGCAGAGTGCGGACCCTTCGGCGGCTCTTTCGTGCTGGCGTTGCTGGCGAGCAGCGGGAGCATCCCCTGCAACGCCGCCGCGTGCGCGCCCCCGAGTTCGATGTACCGCTTGACCACCGCGTCGAGGCTCCCGGCGCGGTCGGTGCATTGGTGCTTCCCGTAGGAGATCCCCGCCCCGTCGGGGAGGATGGTGCAGGTAGCGTAGGAGGCAGCGGTGGGGACGCGCCCTGTCTCAAAGATCGAGAGGACGCAGTCGATGACGTGCTTCTGCGAGGCCGTGGGGGTCATGGTCACTCCGAGGGGGTGGAAGAAGGGGGCGGGGTACGGCTGCGCGACCCGAAGTAGTAGCCGAAGACGAGGGCGACGTTCGCCTTCACGAAGTCGAGGATCGTGGCCTTCTCGCTCGCGGAGAGCAGCGACGTGTCGGGGCCGCTGATCACCAGATCCACGAGGTAGGCCCCGACGACGAGCGCGACCATGCTCACGACGAACTGCGTGAGCGCGGCGTACTCGTCCTTCGCGTTCTTGAACATCCGGTTCACCGCAAACTGGATGCCGCCGATGATGCTCATGCCGAGGACGATGGCGAGGATCGTCGTCAAGGTCGAGTCGTAGAGCGACGGGTAGGTGCGCGCCGGGGCGTGGTGCGGGACCGCGACTACAACAGGCTGAACACCAGCGTCGGCGTCCACTGCGTCAACAGGAGCATCGTCCGCAGCCGCAGGGCTTGCCACGTCGGGTGCGGGGGCGTCAGCAGCCACAGGAGCAGTGGGGGCAGCGTCGGCGGCGGGTGCAGCATCCACGGGAGCCGTAACGGGTACGGCTTGCGTGGGCACGGTTGGGGTGGGTTCCATCAGACCTTGTCCTCCAGCATCTCTTTCACGTTCTTCTCCAGCCGCTTGACCTTCCGCTCCAGTGCTTCGGCGTCAAAGTCAGCCGACAGGCTCGCGCTCTTCTTCTCTGCCGCAGCGGCCTTCGCTTCGGCGGCTTCGACGCGAGCGGTGAGCGCGGCGATCCGCTGCTCGATGGCGGCGTTCGCGGTCTGGCAAGGCGGGGGCTGGGCACCGTTCAAGCCCTGCGCCGCCTGCTCCATCTTCATCTTCTCCTTGGCGAGTTCGTACTGCTGCTCGCTGCGCTGGGAGTAGAACTTCATGGCCGCGCCGCCCCCGGCGACCGCGATGACTGCGAGGATGATGCCCGTCATGCCACCGCCACCCTGCTGGGCCAGTGCGCCGATGTCGGCGGGCGTCGGGGCCGCAGGGGCCGGGGCCGTCGTCGCGGTCAGCGTCGCCGGGTCAACGGGAGCAACGACCACAGGGGCAGCAGCCACAGGTGCGACGGGTACAGCGGCCACAGGCGCGGCGGCGATGGGTGCGGTGGGTTCCACGGGTGCCTCCTTTGGGGTGTCGAAGGCGAAGCGCAGCACTGCTCCCGGCACAACCGCGCAGGGATCTGCGCTGTCTCCGAGGCGGGTGGTGCAGTCGGCCATGTCCCGGTGGTAGTCGCCTCTTTGCGGTACGTCGCCCGCTATGCCCAACGCCGAGGGCCACACGCCCCACCGCCGAGGGCCATTCCCCGATAGTGTGCGGTCATGCCCGCGCCCTATGGCCTACCCCCCGAAGAACATGCGGATCGGCTTCCGGCGTGGACACTTCGCCTTCGGGGCGCGGTTGCAGCACGGGAGCGTGCGCGCCGTCGCGGGGATGCTGCCGCGTTGCGGCGCGGACAAGAAGACGTGTGGTTTTGGATCGGACGCTTGACGTGCGACGTGCTGGCTAGCGGGAATGATCCCGCAGGGGCTACGTCGCGGCGGGATGCGGTCGCCGCGATCCTTGAAGCGGGAGGACAAGTGCCAGCCTACGGCTACCCCGGCGTGACCGGGCAGAGGCTCCCCGATGCGGGAGCCGTCAGCAAGACTCGCGTGGACGGCAAGCCCTACCTCTGCGTGTCCTACGACGTAGAGCGCACGCAGGTTCAGCCCCTTCGGCTGGCGGCGTTCTTGGTCTGCGCTCCCGTCATCTTCTACGCCGGGCACCGGCTGAAGAAGAAGGACGAGAAGGCATTGGGGTACGCTACGCAGGCTGCGGCCCTCGCCGTCGCGGCGTGGAGCGGGTGGGTCTGGAGCAAGGCGTGGTGGGAGATGCAGACCGAGCCATGACGACGCGGCTCAACCTCTGGGACTTTGACGACACCCTCGCCGCCTCCAACGAAGTCGTGGAGCGGCTGGCTCGCCAGCACCCCGAGGTTGACGGATCGGCGTGGTGGCGGGACGTGCGGTATGCGCGCATCGCTCTCGCGGAGACTGCGCCCTTCCCGGCGATGTGGGAGTTGATGGCCCGCACGCCGGGGCGGCATGTCCTGTTCAGCGGGCGTGCGCCCGAAGCCGTGGACGAGTGGCTGGACGCTCACGCCAACGACCCCGACGTGGCTCCCGGTCTGGCGGTTCTGGAGGGGACGATCCCGGTGCCCCGGTTCCGGCGGGCCGGGGAGCGCATCCCCGACGTGAAACTGCGGCTCATCCGCGACCTTGCCGACGACGAGGACGACATCCACCTTTACGACGACCATGCCGACCTCCCGGCGATGGTCAAGACGGCGCAGATCCCGAACCTCACGCTTCATCGTGTCGCGCACGGCCACCTGTTGAACGGACGCCGTACTTGTGGCTGCGGGGCGCACACGAACGACTGACGGGCATAGGCGGCACCTTGCCGAATGGCAACGCGGGGACTAGTCTCTGGAGGCCACAAGGAGGCACCCGATGGCTGCTGCACTGAAACTGGACCCACCGCCCACTGACGCGAACGACCCGCCCGATGACCTCGCTGACTTCGACCTTGTGCCCGGCACGCTGCGAGCGTGGCGCACAAAGGAAGGCACGGCCATCGGGGTGACGGGGCGGCTCTCATCCGGCGAGTGGGTCGCCATGACACCGGACGAGGAGATCACCGCGCACGAAACCGTTCACGACGCGAGTCTTCGTCTGACGCTGGCCTACATGCGGCGTCCACGCTAGACTCGTTCTGTCGGTGGTCCGACGACGTGGTGTGCTGCTGGTAGGGTGAAGGGGGAGGGCGAAAGCCCTCCCCCTTCTGATTCGCGCCGACCTGTCCCGCTAGCACTATTCTGCCCGACGCCCCTTGACCCGTGGCAAACGGGTGCTATGATGAATGGGCCGCACCAAGGAGGCGGCTCCCATGTCCAGCACCCCCCGCGCCCGAAGGCGCACCCCCCACGATGCGGCCATCAGCATCGACTACACCGCCCACGGTGTGACCCTCGCGGCGACCATCCCCGGCTACGCCGGACACGTCATTGGCCGCGCCACGATCCCCGACGCGCTCCGTGCGCTGGCTGACGCGCTCGCGGAAGCCGATGCCCGTCGCCCCGCACCCGTGGGGATCGCATGAGCCGCAACTACATCGACCACATCCTCCTCGCCCCCGGCGCACCCGTGCCGACGGGATGCACGGAAGTCTACGCGCTCGTCGGCTACGAGAAGATCCGGTCCCGCAAGGCGACCGCTGCCGCCTACGCGCTTCGTCCCGGCGACCTCCCGCACGGCGGGTGGACGATGCAGGGCTTCGCCCGCGAAGCGGTGCAGCGCATCGCCGTGCCCGTCGGCTCGACGGAACACCGGGTCGCCGCGTCCACGTCGCGCAACGCCGTCCGCGAAAGGTTCGCGGAGGACGCCGCGACGTTCGCCGACGTTGCCCACGACGACGGCGGCATGATCGCCCTCTACGATCTGCTGGAGCAGCACACGGCTCTGTGGGCGACGGGGATGCCCGCCGACACGAAGCGCGAGGTGGCGACGACCTTCATGTTCGCGTGCATCGACGCGCTCGCGGCCCGCATGAAGCACATCGCGAAAGACCTCATCACGCACGACATCACGCTCCCGTGGGGTGTCGAATGATCGCGGCTCTACTCGTCGGCTCCCGCACGACGTGGCGGCGGCAGATGGACACGACGCTCCTCGCTCACGGCATTGAGGTGGCGTGGTGGTGGCCCACGACCTCGCACTTGGGCAGCATCCCGGCTGGCTGCGGCGTCGTCGTCGTCGCGACGGACAACTGCTCCCACAAACTGTCGAAGCCCGCGATGGAGCGCGCACGCGAGGCGGGTGTCCCGCTCGTGTGCGGACCCCACCGCAAGGCCGCGATGTCCCCGGTGCTGGAGAGGCAGGGCTTCCCGGCTCTGACTCTCGTGGCCGAGGGCAAGCCGCAGCCCATCGACGTGACGCAAGCCGCGATCATGTCGCTCCCCGCGTCCGTCATTCTCGACCTTCCCCCGCTCGATCAACCCGCTGAACAGGAGTCCCTCATGCGCGTCCCCGTCGTCACCGTTCCCCCCGCCCCCCTGCGTCTGAAGCCCACCGAGGACAAGGTCTATCAGAGCGTGCTGCCGCTCGTCGCCGCGAACCCGTGGTTCACCGTGGCCGAGATCGCGGAGAAGACCGACCACAACGCGACGGCCCTCTTCCAGCCCGTCCGCGCCGCCCGGCTCGCGTTGGGCATCAAGGCGGGGCAGGGCGCGGCGGCGACGCGCATCGTGAACCGCGCCCTCTACGAGTCCGTGTGCGCCACGCTGGGCGTCGTCCCCACCGCAGAGGACGCCAGCCCGACCCGTGCGCCGGGCACGGCGCACACGCGGGCGGGTGGCTGGCGCGCTGCCGTCGGGCAGTTCCCGCTCACGGCCCCCGTGCCCGCAAAGGTGGGCAGCGAGTTCGATGTCTCGCACGTTGCCCCGGTCCCCGAGGCTCCCGCGCCCCCGTCGCCCGCTCCCGTCGCCGCGCTGCTCCCCGGCGAGGCCGCGAAGGACACGCTGGAGGCGTTGCGCCTGTTGCTGGAGGCGATGCGCGCCGAGGGCGTGGAGAGCGTCACCGTGAGCGACGACGGCAAGGTCAACCTGCGCCGCCGCATCGTCATCACGTCCTCGCTCACGATCTGACGGGACGGCGCGCTAGCGCGCCATCGGCCCGCCGTCGCGGTCATGTTCTGACCGGGCGGCGGGTTCGATTTTGGTGGCCGTCCCCGCCTCCGGCGCATAGGTACTCCAGCACGCGAGGCAACGCGAATGACCCAACCTCTTCTGCTCGACACGGGGCCGTCCCCGTTCGGCTGGCACCGCTACGAAACTTTCCTCCGGTGCCCTCAACTCTATGCGTACTCCCACAAGGGGGAGAAGCACGACGACTCCGAGAGCGGGCGTGCGCTCGCCTTGGGGAGCATGGTTCACGTCGGGCTGGCGCATCACTACGCACGGATGCGCGAAGACCAGCAGGGCCGTGACCCCGCCGCCTACTACGAGCCGCTGGACGCCGTCACCGCGCTCGCGGCGAAGAAGGACGGTCCCGCGTGGCGCGAGTTCGCGGGGCTGGCTCGCGACATCGTGCGTGGCTACGTCACCCGCTACGCCGCCGAGCGTCCCGAGATCCTTCACGTCGAGGAGGTCTTCGCACTGGAGTTCGACGGCGCACCGCTGACGATGCGCGTGGACTTGGTGTGGCGCGGGCGCGACGGGCGCGTCTACTTCGTTGACCACAAGACGACCGGGCGCATCACCACGTCGCACCCCCGGTGGTATGCGGTGTCGGGCCAGTTCCTCGCCTACCGCTGGGCCGGGCGGCTCGCCTACGGCGACCAGTTCGGCGGCGTCGTGTGCAACCTCATTCAGACCGACGTGAAGGACATCACCTTCGCCCGTCCGCAGTTGGCCCCGGTGCCGGGGCTGCTCCGAAAGTTCCCCGAGGCGATCCGCGAGGCGTGGCGTCGCTTGCAGGAGTTGGAGGCGCGGAACCTCGCGGTGAGCGAGTGGCCCGCGCATCCGAGCGAACACACTTGCTGGACCCGCTACGGCGCGTGCCCGATGTATGCGCGGTGCGAGTGGGCGACGCCCCCCGAGCAGGGCTGAAAGAAAAAGGCCCGCGCCCCGTTGACAGGTGGCAAAGCGGGTACTACATGGAAAGCATCACGGAGGCAACGTGACCACCCAAGCAAAGAACCCCGCCGACCCCGGCGGGCCAGCGTTCGTCGTGACCTACGGGCGCAGCGGCGTCGGAAAGACGACCGACCAAGGCTACAGTTTCCCTAATGCGCTCTTCCTCGCGGCCCCCGGCGCGCTGAAGCCGCTCCCCGCCCTCTGCGGCTACACCCCGAAGGTCTACGACTGCGCGACCATCGACGCGGCGACGAAGGCCATCGAGGCGGCGGCGAAGGCGAAGACCGTCGATGCCGTCGTGGTCGATGACTTCTCGTTCATGGCCGAACACACCTTCAACCTGCTGGAGAACAAGTTTTCCGGCTACAAGTTGTGGGGCAAGTTGCGCGAGTACGTCTTGGACTTCCGCGCCGCCGCTCGCTACGCGGGCATCCACGTCGTCGTGAACTGCTGGGAGCAGTTGCCCATGACGAAGCCGGACGGCACCCGCGTGCGCGGTGGCCCGAAACTCTCCGGTGACCTTCCCGAGCAGTTGCCCGCGATGGCTGACCTTGTGCTGCGGGCGACGTTCGACGCTGCCCGACGCCCGTGGGGCGCGGTCTACCGCTGCGACGGCGGCATCGAGTGGACCGGCAAGGACCGCGACGCCGGGACGCCTAGCCCCGCGCCGCTCAACCTTGGCGAGATTCTGCGCCTCAACGGCTACACCATCAGCCGCTTGCCGTCGCTGGCGTGGCAAGAAGAGGTGGTCGAGGCCGTCGCCGGGAAACTGCTCGCAGGGACGCCCGAAGGCGACGCTGCCATTCTGGAGGCGTTCTACGCCGACCTCGTGGGCAAGGGGATCGACCCCCGGCACGCCCGCTGGACGATCCGCGACGCATGGGACCGAGCCGCGCTGCGCCGTGCGAAGGCGACTCGCTGGGCGACGTTCTTCTAGACTTCCGAGGGGGCGCGGTTTCGCCCTCACGCTTCCCCCCGGTGGGCGTAAGCACCGGGACGTTCATCAAACTGCAAGGAGGCAATCATCATGGCCGAGTGGAACTTTTCCGTGAACCTCGCGGGCGTCGCGCCCGCTGGAACCGGCGCACGCAACCTGCCCACGGGCTACTACAAGGGGAAGATCGTGGACGCCGACGGCACCGTCGCTTCGACGGGTCGCCCGCAGGTCGCGTTCAAGGTCGAGATCACCGACCCCGAGTACGCTGGCGTCGTCCGCACGACGTGGCTGGGCATCCCGCAGTCCGCTGACGACGGCGTGCGCTACTACTGGCGCGCTGCGTTCGAGTCGGCGGGCTACACCCCGGCGCAGATCGAGGCGGGCACCATCAACGCCAGCCCCGCGCTGTTCGTGGGCCGTGAGGTCACCATCCACTACACGGCGGGCGACAAGGACGCGGGTCAGCGTGACTCGCTGAAGTTCCTCTCGCCGGGCGCGTGGGAGCAGGGCAAGAAGTCCGAGGGCGCGGTCGCCAACGCGGGCAGCAACGGCTCCGCACTGGGCGGCGGCGCGAAGGTGACCATGCCGAACACGCAGGCCGTCGGCGGCATGGGTGGCGGCATGGCCGCGACGGTCACCACCCCGGCGGGTGGCGGTCTGGGCGGCGGTCTGGGCGGTGCCCCGAAGGGTGGCGTCGCGGCGGCTGATCTGCTGAAGGCTCTGGGCGCGTAGTCCTCGCCTCACGGCAACACGGGGGGCGGGTGGTCGAAGACTGCCCGCCCTTTCGTGCGCCAACCCTTACCCCACGGGTGAACGACCATGACCCACGCGACCCCCGGCGACGCCGTCGCCGCACTGGAAGACCTCCGCGACGCCGTGCGGAACGTGATGACGCTCGCAGACACCGCAGCCGGACCCAACGTGATGCGCGACCTCGCGCACCGCTTCGACGCCGATCTGCACGACGCGATGGATCGCGCCGACAAGGTGCTGGACGGCATCGTCGCCGCCGCTGAAGACGCCGCGCTCAACGCAGAAGAGGAGTGACCGTGTACCGCATCGCCTATGAAGCCCACGCCAACATCGTCCGACGTGCGTTCGTCGTCGCAGCGCGCCGACTTGACGCCTACGGCGAGCCGATCCATCGCGCCCTCATCAGCGCGGTGCGGTACTACTCCCCCGACGCCGCGCACATCACCCTCGTCCTCCGACGTGAGTCGGGGGCCGAGGTTCGCTACGCCGTCCTCGTTTACGGGTCCGAGATCGACGCCGTGACCGAGGAGGAGATCGCGCACTACGAGGCCGTCCTCGCGGAACGCCGCTACGAGGACGACGTGCGCGCCTACTCTCGCGTCGTCGCGACCGGCGACGACTGCGACTACCTGCGGGTGCTGCCGTGAGCGCGCCGCACGAAACCCTTCGCGCCATGCTCGCGTTCGGCAACCCCGAGGCCGTCCTGTGGGACGGGCTGGACGCCGCCATCGTGGGCATCGGGCTGCGGGACAACGTCGCGGTCGCCGTCTACGACTACGACGCCGTGGTCAATGCCTTCCTCGCCATGAACCCCGAGTGGACGGAGGAGGACGCCGTCGAGTGGGTCGAGTTCAACGTCGTCGGCACCTACGCCGGACCCGGCACGCCCATCATGCACTACCGGGGCGATGAGGACGACGACGGCATCGACCCGTGGGGCACCGCATGACGGAATCCTTCCGAGGCGCACGCTGCGACGTGTGCCCGCTGGCGACGTGCCGACAGGGTGGCCCCGTCCCCGCCGAGGACAACGACGGTGCCCGCATCGCCGTCGTCGGGGACAGTCCCGGCGACGTGGAAGTGCGCGAGGGGCGTCCCTTCGTCGGGCCGTCGAACCAAGAGGCCATGCGCGCACTGGCCGCGCAAAGCCTACGACGCGGCGACGCCTTCTGGACGACGACAGTGGCGTGCCAGCCGCCGGGGAACGACCTCAAGCGGCTGCTGGCGCAGATCCAGAGCCGCAACGCCGAGCGTCGGCGGGAGAACGCGCAGCGTGCGAAGGACGGCTACCCCGCCCTGCCGCTGGAGCCGTCGCCCATTGACTGCTGCCGCCCCCGGCTCGCGTCCGAGTTGGCCCGTTTCGATAAGATCATCCTCATGGGGAGTACCGCGACGAAAGCGGTGACGGGCGCGGGGGCGTCCATCCTCGATCTGCGGGGCGGCATGATGGAGGGGCGGCTGCACTACGACCCCGCTGCGAACACGCTCCGCGTGGTGGGCAGCGAGGCGAGCGAGGCGAACACGGGTGGGCGGGTCAAGGTGATGCCGACCCTCTCCCCCGGCTTCGTCACCCACATGCCGAAGTGGACGGTCCCGTTCCGCTCCGACGTGGGCCGCGCCATCCGATGGTTCCGAGGCTCACTGGCATGGCGGGAGCCGAGTGTCGTCTATCAGCCGACCCCCGAGCAGTTGGCGGCGTTCCTTCTGCGCCCCGGCGCGGTGCTGGCCTACGACTACGAAACGGACGGCATCGAACCGCTGACGGCGAACGTCCGGTGCATCGGCATCGGGGACGCCGATGAGGTTCACCTTGTCGGGCTGCTCGCGAAGGACGGCGTGAGCCGCTTCTACACGCCGAGCGACGAAGCCCGCATCCACGAGGTGCTGCGGGCGTTCTTCACGCACCCCGAGGTGGTGAAGGTGGGCCACAACGCGGGTTCCTATGACCGCATGGTGGTGCGGGCGCAGTACGGCATCGACCCGATGCCTACGCTCGACACCATCCTTCTGCACCGTTTGGTCGAGTCGGAG